CATCCTCTATTAATGTTGAACAACTTAGTATAAAGATTCAGAACTTCGTTCTGATTAAATGGATGTTCCAACTCTTGTCATCAAAGAAATTCCATTCGTATCCTGTCTTTGTGTAACCCAGAATAAATTTGAACTTCTGGCCCAGGCCATTGATTGTTTTCTTTTCCAGAGTCATCCAGTAAAAGAGCTGGTTGTAGTCTATGAGTCTAACAATCCATGGATTGAAGAGATAAAGGTCAAGGTCAAAGCAGACTCTGTTAGATTCATTGAGGTTCCTATTGAACCCAAGAAGACTCTTGGTGAACTCCGCAATATCAGTGTGGCTGAGTCCCGAGGTGAATACATTATGCAGTGGGACGATGATGATATGTATCATCCTGACCGTATCCGGTTGCAAGTAGCTCTGGCATCTCGAGGCCCAGCATGTGGTAATGTAGTAAATTCGGTAGTAATTTATGATCAGAAGTTGAGACGGTCTTTTCTTTTTAATAATTACAAGTTTGATGGCTCAATTCTGGTGCACAAACAGACATTTCTAGACAAGGTCAGCTATCCATCGCAGAATCGTAGCGAGGATTCGGTGGTTCGCAATGCATTATTAGTCGATGGTTCTATTGTACCTCTAATGGTTCCATTCATGTATCTGTATCGGTTCCATACTAAGAATACATGGGATGAGCGACATTTCCATGGTCTGTATTCGCGCTCGGTTCCACTGGACCAGACTACTACACGTCTTGTGGCAGCAGCGAATTTTTTGACCGATCCCGCTTTTTTGAAACTTGCTCTTCAAGCGGCGGCTATGGGTAAGAAAGCAGTGTATCCTACAACGGTCTCCAAGATCTTACATCAGTCCTGGTCATCGCGTACCCTTGCTCCGCATTCGGCTGAGCTTACGGAGGGCTGGAAGGCCATGCATCCTGGGTGGACCTATAAGCTCTGGACCGATCAGGAATGTGAGGACTTTGTCGAAGCTGTATATCCCGAATTTCTAGCAAAATATAAGTCATTCCCATATCCAATTCAACGGTTTGATGCGGTCCGTTATCTCATTCTGCATACGTATGGTGGAGTCTATCTGGATCTGGATATGTTTCCGTTAAAAGCTTTGACTTTTCTTGAGTCTTATACGGAATTTGTTGTTTGTAAAGAGCCGGCGGAGGCTGCGTCGATTCATGGAAGGGACTTTATTGTTTCAAATGCATTTATGGCATCTCCGCCTCAACACCGATTTATTAATCATCTTGTGCATGATATGTTGACTCACAAGTCCAGTTTCAAGGATCGGAATAATTTGATTCTAGATACAACGGGGCCCTTTTTCATGTCACGGGTCTATAAACGGCGGTCTGAGGGAGTTCGTCTTCTGCATCCAGCATATTTCATGCCACTGTCTTACAAAGAGGTGGATGCCTGTGTCTCGCAGTCAGATTCACTATCGTTTTATAAAAAAGCGTGTTCAGCATATGGAGTCCATATGTTTGAAGGAAGTTGGTGGCGTCCCCAAAATGAGAGAGCTCTGTATTCTGTGAGTCTACCAAGACCAACAGGTTCATCACCGATACCAAAGGTTCTGCATTTGACGTGGAAGACAAAGGAGCTTGGTGTCTTTGAGACTCTAGTCTCCAAGATGCGAAGTCTACATCCTGATTGGACCGTAAGAATTTGGACCGATCAGGAGATGTTAGACTTTGTAAAAGAGCATGCTGAGCCTCATAGGTTCCAGAAATACTCAGATTATACCAAGACAATTCAATGCTGTGACTACTTCCGTGTCTTCGTGGTCTATATACTAGGCGGAGTCTATCTGGACCTTGATATTGATCTGGATCGGCCTATCGAGTTGCCCGAGTACGTAACGGCTTTTTTTCCATGTGAAAAGGTTATGTCTTCAGTTGCACTGGTCCAACACAAGAATCGTGATGCTGTCCGTATTGGCAACTACGCTATGGGGTCTGTGCCGGGCCATCCCTTCTTCAAGTACTTCTTGGATCGGCTCCAGTCGGCCAAATCTAATGATGTTGGACCGAATTGGATTCTGGAAACCACGGGGCCAGGTATCTTGACAACCTCGTACCATGATTATGTGAAAGCGGGTGGTTCAGATGTGACTGTTTTGTATCCTGATTTGGATTGTGTTAGACGTTGTGGATGCGACTCGATTGATGGTGTTACTTCATGCTGTGTTGGGCCGTTTGGAGCCCATCTGCATGCAGGGACATGGCGTTAATAATCCAAAGTATTTAGCACACGATTAATATTGCCCTCATAAGATATATACTGTAAGACGGACTCATAGTTTTTCATTACAGTATCTAGATGCCTCTGATACCAGGACTCATCGAGAGTTCTAAGTTTAGCCAAAAGCTCATCAACGGTTTCATTCTCGAGAATAATCCAACCAGTTGTATCGAAATACTCGGATATGTTGGGGGATCCATAATAGATCGGGATAGTCTTGGTATACAGACAGTCGCACAGCTTCTCAGTAAAACAGTTATTTAGTCTAGTATTCTCTATAATGAGTGAAAACTGATATTCGCGGAATAAATGTATCTTGTCAGAGAGTTTGGGAGTCATGGGGGGTACATTCGTGCGGAAAAAGGTAGATGGAATACTAAATTCAGATGCCCTCTTTAAAACTTCTAGGCGGAATTTATGTCCTGTGGTAAAAGCCTTTGCGCCTGTTAAGGATGATATCTGAAATTTCTTTTGTTCTATCTGTATCGATTCTGCGTCATGTTGAGATATCCATGTGCATGCAGGTATAAATTTATGTGCATTAGGAAGATGCAGTAGGGTATCATCATACGTCAAGATATATTTAAACTTTTTCCAGTGTGTAAGTATAAATGGGCGTAGATTAGTGATAACGAATGGTTCTTGATATAAATAAATATGTTCATCGGGACCTGTTGCTGGTAGTTGTTCTGTGTCTACATACAGTGTCATAGGGCTTTTTGGCTGTTTCAGCTTGGATATAGGAAAAGAGGACCCCCACATCGTTGCACCGCATAACTTTAACATATACTATAGTTCTACAGATTAATCCATTACTTATAACTCTACAATGACGTAGAATTATAGTTTAAAATTGTTGAAAACATCACGGATTATTAGGCGAGTATAAGTATCATCTACTTCAGCAGTATACGTAAATTTGAAATACTCGAGATCATATTTAGATATTTTTGCAGGGGCTCCTATTAGTTCATTTCCGCTATAAGTAATCGATGGATATCCAAGTAAATGTAAGATACGATTTGTACATTCAACTAATAAAACATTACTGGGATGATTACAGCATACCATTTCATTAGAAATATAATAATTAAATAATCTATGACTCTGATAATTACTCAATATGAAATCGGATATTTTAACATCTGTATATTGCTCATGATATGCGAGTATGCGCATTGTGTTATTAAATCTTGTCTCGTAATTGAAGTCTATTTGCATAGTATCGTATTTATACAAAATTTCTCCCAGAGTTAGACCTGAAGACATAAGGTTAGTAATTGGTTCAATATTCTTATACATTATCTTTTCACCGCCTGTTGTAGTATATTCTCCATTAACCGGAAAATCTCTGCCTAGTGTTTTAATTATAGGTGTAAATGCATCATTGTACATATACGGGAACGAAATTTTTTTACAGCTGCTCTTAGTATAACGAAGTAAATTGTCTGTATTATATACGGGCCACTTGGTTGATAATGGTTGATAGATAAAGATATCGCATATTTGTAATTCTTTTAATATTGTATTATCTAAAGTAGTATTATTAATGTATGTATAATTATGATAATGAGATACTAACAGGTTAGGATCTGCCAGTTTTAATAAAGTCGCTATAGCTCCCCCCTGACAGTTTGCAAAAATTAATACACTGGTCATATACTCTTAAATAACCTTATTAATTTACAGATATACCTGACTTCACTTCTCGTTACCAGAGTATGCGAGGGTAAGAATAGCCCATGAGTCGCAACATAGGTAGCATTAGGATATTCTGTATCGATCAAGTACATAGGAGTTCTATGGAGCTCGGGATAAGCAGGTCTAGTTTGTATGTTATGAGTCTTTAAGAATGCCGCTAGTTCATCCCGTTTATCCGTATATATATCAATAAACCAGGGCAGATACTTCTCAGTAGGAGGAATCATTAGATCTGAAAGTTCACTATAATACTGCAGATACAGATCTTGCATAAACAGTATACGATCGGGTAACTTCTTCATCTGCTCAATACCAATAACGGCCTGGATATCTGTAAATTTCATGTTAAGTCCAAAGGTCTCAAATATATCTATGCCTCCACACTTACGACCAAAGTTTTTAATCATTAACATCTTAGATGCAATCTCATCGTTATTTGTCACAACAAACCCTCCTTGGCCCGTACTAATAATCTTGGGAGGGCTCAGAGAAAAACATCCCACAGTTCCAAGAGTACCAAAATGTCTAGAATCGACATATGCCCCCAAGGACTGTGCTGCATCTTCAATTAAGATAAGGCCCGTTGCATCACAGTATTCCTTTATTGCCGGTAGATCGGTATGACGATTATTTAGAGACACAAATAGGACACACTTCGTTTTTGGTGTACGGCATTGTTCTATTAGAGTTTTGGTGAGCGTAAAGGAACTTTTATCAACATCAACAATTACAGGATTGGCCCCCACCATTTTTACGGCATTTATGGTTGCAATCATTGTATAATCAGGAACTATAACATCATCACCAGGGCCAATGCCGCATCCATATAAGGCCAATGCAAGAGCCATGCTTCCACTCGTGGTCATTAAGACATGTTTGACACCGATAAATTCTGCTATCATCTTTTCTAGCTTTGTTGTCTGATGATACTCGGTAACAAAATGTGTTCCATCTTTCATGTATTCGAAACATGCATTTGCTTCGTTGATATCATAATTAGGTCTCGTCTGAAGTAGGAACTCTTTTTGTGTATGCCAGTCCATTATTTTTTCCAGAGAATCTGTCTGAAGTGCAGACTGATAATATCCTCCAATTAACATTTTTGTAGGGGCACGTATCTTTTCAGGGTCCCGTGGATTAGTCGTGGTAATTGAACCGCTTGTACTATAGGTCATATAGTCACGTAAATGAATTACACGGAAATCCAGAGAAATGCGTATAGTAGATTCTACATTTGTTTCATTAAAATGTGTGCATTTATTTCCATTAAAAACAAGCAGATCCCCATAGTCCATCGTCATTCCTTGAAAATCCTCTTTTCCAGGTTCAGACTCGAGAAATAAGCGCTGGGTCCTATGCATAGATGTAATTGGTAAGAGAAAGTTCCGTTCGCCCAGTGGATGTCTTCCTATATCATCGGAATCATAGTGTGGAGGAATACATTTATTATTAATAAATTGAAATCGGACACTAGGAAAAGACTGAAAAATCATATGCTCCTGATCAGGATAGAAATAGGCATAAATATCTTGTATTAGTTTACAATATAGTCTTTTGAATGTTGGATTAGACTTTATATCTGCATAAAACTTTTTATGCAAGTCTGACTCAATATCTTGTAAATTAGAAGAAAGATCTGCTGTAGATTGCAGATGTAGGTGCTCTAAATCAGTTGTTTTAAATAAAGACTCAAAGTAGGCCCGAAATGGATGAAGAGCTGTATCATATGTTGTAATACGATGATCACCAAATGTATATCGAGTAGGAAATATGGATTGCATCTAAACTATAGATAGAATCAATATTTTTTAAATGGAACTATATTGCTTGAAAATACTTATGAAACGCCTTGGTCTTATTCTTATTGTAGAGAGTAATACTATTCGGTGACGTATTTAAATATGCGCCCCAGAAACTAAATGTAGAGTGTGAGATAATATTATGGTTACACAGACTTTGGCACCATAATTCAACATAATCTTTATTGGTTATTTTATGATATGGAAGATCTCCTAAAAATGAGAAATTAATCTTATCCATATCATCAGAAAAAATAAGGAACACCGGGTTTACCATGTGGTCTTTAAAATATTGTACTGCTCTCCTATAGTAATCATAATCCCATGGGACCCCAATTGCAGAATGCGTTAAATATTCATTTCCACGAAAATGAATAGATATCATTGTCTTTTCTTTATCAAACAGTATAGGATATTGGGACTGGATAACTGAAAGAGTCAATTCATCAATTGAGAATAACTGTGTGATCTCTGGCTTATATTCATGGAAGTAATCTATGCACTCAAAATAACCATACAATTCATAATTCATATTATTTGATTCAAGATGCTTAATTAATATATTATCATACTCCCAAGGATTATTTTCATTAATAGATAAAAAATGTGTATTGCTAATTTCTGTAAAGTTTCTAAAAATAGTAGTTCCATGATCATAGTTAAACAGATGTTTTAGTTGGTGCTTAAAATCTACTAACTTATTCCATACTGGTTTTCTTCTTGTCTTCTTTGCTAGACCATAGCAGGAGGCTAATTGAAATAACACATTCCCCAATCCAGTATTTTTAGCAGACAGAAAACCTGAATCACTTGCGGTTATTCGTGGCGAAAGCATTTACACTATAATTACTATACGCTTTATATTATAAGTTAGTTAGTAGCTGACACATTTGATTCCCTCTTTTTTCTAGACCACATGATTCATAAAATTTTACATTATTATCTGCACAGTCTAGAGTTATCTTATAACAGTGGCGGGCCTGATCAATAAGATGTCTTAGTAATGTTTTTCCTAGGCCCTGCCTTCTATGCGTTGCTCTAACGCATACATCTTCAATATGGGCGTATATGCACGTATTAAAGAGAAACTTATATTCATAAATAATAGTCCCTGTGGCTAGTAACTCTCCATCTTTCTCATACACCCAGATTGCCGAATTTTTAGTAGCATTTTTTAGTGTTGCAATAAACATTTCTTCCGTAAAGGTTGTAGGTCTAAATTCGTTAATCAAAACTAGATACTTGCTATAATCGGAAACTGTTAGTTGTCGGAATGTCATATTCTAGGATATATAGTATCTCTTTAGGATTAGATACGAAATGTCCTATACCTTGTAGTGGCCCACTATAGATAAGATGATTCAATCTACTTCCCCGCATCCACATCCTTGTCTTTGTTATACGTCGGCTGGTCCGTAATCTTGATTCCACAGTATTCCACCGGGTGCGCCGCAAAGTTCGTGAATTCGTAAATTTTCATGGCCTCTGCTTCTTTCAAGAGCCAACCAAAGTTATTCCAAAAAGCCGGAGTGTGACCAATCTCAGGAGTACCAATGTGGGCCATTTCATGAATGGCAACAAAGGTAATCACATTCTCATCAACTAGTTCCTCTTTCTCATTCCGCTGTCTCAGACACATATACACTTTTTCGCCCTTGTTCACTGAATACGAGGTATAGGATGCATCGGGTGTAGACTCTGAGAAACGAGAAGGAGCAACATCAAAATTAGACAGCTGTTTCACAAAAGCCTTGTCAGGATGAGCCGTCTTTAGCTCTTTAATGAGACGCATAAGTTTACCTCTTGTCCTAGCAAGTCGGTCAGCTGCTTCTTGTTTATCAGGCAAGTTCCTAACAAGATATTTCTCACGATCAACAGTGGACTCTGTAAGAGCCATGTCATATGAACCTTGTTTGAATGCCATAGCTGCAAGTCCTGCACCCAGGACTCCTAGAACTAATGCATAGGGACCCGCAGACATAAACCTCTATAAAGGATGGAGGCTTTATGGGGTTGCAGTCAAAGGCGATTTAACCTTTGTTGCAAGAAGACCAAGACAGATAGGAAGACATTGGGTCCAGCTAGACGGTTTCCTCTTACCAGATGCCGCGGAAAGTACCATGTCGATAGAAACAGATGTGGCCGATAAGAGAGGTTCAATAAAATCTTTGTTAGAACCCGTCATAACTTCTTCCAGACCCTTTTTAATTGTTGATAATAGCAAAGTTTTCTTCTCAGAACCGGATAAGTTTGTTAATGCTTGAAGTTTCTGAGAAAGTGCAACAGCAATCTGGATAACTTCGCCTGCATCTACATTTCCATCAGCGGCAGCATTAGAAATAGCAGTACGTGTCTCAGAAACTATGAGTTCGAGAGACATTTACTGTATACATTTATTTTGATGCTAGAAGACAGTCTTCCTGGGTCTCTAAGATAGAAGACATAGGATAGGATCCTATGCGTTTACCGCATGCAAAATGAGCATGAGGGCCACGCATTTCTGCATTTTGTTTATCAAGAGGTAGTAAATCGGGTGCCAGAGATCCTAACCCAGGATTCGGGGGTAAAATTTGTCTGTGTTCAGGATCATTACGCATTTCATAAACAAAGAACGGCTCCGTCACGGAAAGTAGAGGCAGAGCCTTGTAGACTACAAATGCTAGTGCAAATACTAAGAGGATTCCGACAACCAAGTCGAGATCTATCATTCCCTATTGTTGAATTAGATTCTCTGCCCAAATCTGGCTTCGCCAGATTTACTCAATAGGGCGTCTCTGCAGATCCGGCTCAATAGTCGTCTGCATCCACGGGCCTACCTGCACCTGGGGATTCGGAGGCTCCGAACGAAGCTGGTAGTTTGCATTACGTAGACTCTGACCCACCGTGTTGACACCAACTAGAGAACCCGCACTTAGAAAGTTCTTGCCCTGGATATCACCGGCACCGTGGGGGTTCACGGCCGCCCATGCAGAATTGACATCGGAGGGAAGAAGCTCAGTGGGATTTAACTGCTCACGGGGATAGCAATCCTTGGGCTTCTTGGCTGCATTCATAGGAACAGAGCCCATGCTGTCACTGCCGTAGCTCGACAACGTCGTCTCAGATGCCGGTGCCGGTACTTGAGCCTGTGCTTGTACCTGTGCCTGTGCCTGGAATCCCTCGCGGACACCAGATCTAGGAGGCATTACAGTCTTCATCATCTTAGGTGCATATAGTACAACAAGGTAGGCCGCAGCAGCAATTACTAAAAGGCCTACAACAAGATTTACACTAAAACCGGACATGTTCTGATATGAAGGTTGAAAATTCCTTGACAAAAAACGGAATCTAAGTCAAAAGTTCATCCTCGTCGCTCGCATCAGAATCCGTTAAATCATAATCACTAAAATGAGATTCTCCGTCTTCTATTTCACCAAAATGACGAATATACCGGGCCTCTTCTGCTTGGGCCATTTTTGTAGCAATCTGGGCCTTTAGACGAGCCTCGCGAACTCGTTCCTTTGCCATGAACTTCTTGGTCTCCCACTCACGATTCCGAATAGGTGTCGGAGCCACTCCTTCAGATTCAATATCTTCCAGATTAACTTCGCGCTCTTCTAGAGCCTCTGTGTCATACAGAGTAATCTCATCACCCTTGCTTGTTTCCGTAAATTCACCAACACTGAATACGGGAGTAATTGATGATGCGGTCATGATTAGACCCTCTAGGACCCACGAGCCGGTGCCGGAGGAATCCTTTTCGGGCTTGAAGAAAAACTGGCGTTTTTCTTGTAAGGTTCCATACCAGGGTGAAAAAAGGGGCTCGAGTACTTCGCGCCGGGGCGGTTTGGAAAACCACGATCCATTGCTTAGAAGGGTACCAAGTAACCGTTTTCGCAGATCATCGGCCCAGGCACACCATTCATCTGTCGGGGTCCATACACCGGAATCTAGAGGTACCGGAGGACTGGTAAGATGCGGATTAGTGCTAAGAAGATACCCCGCTGTAGTACGTTTGGGAGGTTGTAGCATCTATCCTGGTCAGATTTCTGATAGTTAACACTTAGACGCAGAGTACCAATGGGCACCGGACTTGGTTTTTTTTGCTTCTCGAACTAAGTCTGCATCGGTAGAGACAGCAGTTTTCCCACATAGTAACATAGAATGAACACGGGCATAACCCCATTGTTGCTGAGTAGCACCGGGTCTATGACCTGTTCTCCACGCGGCGAGACCACGATTATACGACTGGCGTATTAATGAGAGCGGAACACCGGTTACTTTGGCCTTTTCCTCTAGGGACTTTGCAGTTGGAAACCGGGAGACCCATTGTTCGGTATAGGAAGATGTCTTAGTCTTGACACCCTTGTCGGTTTTGAATCCAACATATGCTCGGGGATTCTTCCAAGATAGACGACCGAATTTGGCTATTTCGTGTTTTCGTTGTGCTTTTCGCGTTTTAGAAAGACCTCGATAATATTTTGTTGGATGGTAATCCATCTCTCGGTTTGATACGAAAATTATTCTAGACGAGAAGATTAATGGAAGATAAGGAGACTAAAGCCCGCAAGGCTTTGCATGAACTTGGACTTCGTTTAGCTGATCAATGGGCTTCGGGATTTCAAGATAAGCCGACTCAACAACTTATTTTGCAAAAAATTATTGACCCGGCAGTAAAACATATCTTGCAAACAATATCACCGTGGATTATTGGAATGGCGATTTTATTTTTGGTCTTGATTACTTGTACTGTTATTACCTGCATTATTGTGTTACGGGGACCTGCTGGACCTACTGGACCTGCAGTACTTGGCCAGATAGCGAGTCTCCTCGGTTAGTCTGCTTCTTTAAATTATCTACCAAACCAAGGTAATGTCTCTCACAGATCCTAAACAACAACTTGCAGCAGCCATCCGAGGTTGGATACACATGGATAATTTGACCGAGTCATTTACTAAACAGGCTTCTAATTCACGGGCTCTGCGAAACCAACACGAAGAAGAGTCTATTCGTCTGATAAAGTCAATTGGATTACAGAATTCTACCATTAAAGTGTCTGGAGCAGAACTTAAGTTAGAATCAAAAAAAGTTACTGCGGGTTTGTCCTGGTCTTATTTAGAAAAGGAAATACCAGCATGGGCTACAAAGTCAGGTCTTACTGCTGTACAGAGTGCTTCGTTAATTAAGTGGCTACAGGCTAATAGAGAGATTAAAGAAGTAGAGAGTCTGAAAAAAGAAAAGATATAAGTTTATCTGCGACGAGATTTTCTGGACCGGGATTTTCTGGACCGGGATTTTCTGGACCGGGACTTACGCCGTCCTCCTACCGCACGAGATTCCATTAAAGCAAGATCAGCTATACAATTTTGCTTATCAACTCTATCTTTTATACTGCTATATTTGAATGTGCGCATGGACCCATTTGCCATTTTTTGCTTACAGTCAAAATCTTTACCTGCCTCTGCTTGCTGAGTCCAATAATCTCTACGTGCTAGATAATGATCAGTAGAGTTAGGCATAATTATACTATATACTAACAAAAAAATGAATGCGTAACATAACTGTATTAGGGTTCAATGACCTCAATGGCTTCTTGTAAATTTCTGATTTATACCTGTTGGGAGACTAAACTGGATTCGGGTGGAACAATTGCTGGGAGTCTTCTTCATGATATGTGTCCACAGACGGAGGAAGAGGCTAAACAAATGGTAGCTGTTTTAGAAAAGAAATCTGAGACGTTTTATGAACAGTTTGTGTCACTAGGATCAAGGACCAGACGATATGTATATATTAAAAATAGGTCCGAATGGTGGTAAATTAAACTAGTTTAACTAAAACTAGAATATAAACGCTTTGAACTATTATCTCTTTAATGGAACTTGCATACGTAATACAGGCATATGTTATGCGTAGAGGCGGTACTTTATCACTTTCTGTACAGAGTCTACACCGTGAAATCAATGATTACAATATGCTCCGAGATACTACCTCATACTGCATGGTAGAACGGTCAGAAAAATTAGATCCTGAGGGTTGGACAAATAAAAACGAGCAGGTCTGGCAAGACTGGATATCATTAACATATGATATGCAGAGTTGGACAAAAGAAGTTGCCAATTTTTTTGATTCTAGTTACCGAGTAATTGAACTGTTTGACTTTATTGGAGACTGGGTCCAGCGCGATATCAAGATAGTAAAAGAATTTGATAAAGAGCCTATTGAAGAAGAGGAAGAAGTCTTATATAATGGTCTAGATCCCTATATGGTCGAACATGGTATGATAAAAGGTATCAAGCACTCCACTGTTTGGGAGCCCAGGGATTCACAGCAATAGTATCCAGTTCTGCCTTGAACCGGTTAACTTCACGGTCATAAGCAATATCCGATGGTTGGTGCTCCAGACGTTCATCAAGAGCCGACTTTGCCGGACGTTCTCCGTAGCAATTTACACCAAATCGTTGTTCTGCATTTGGAAAATATCCTCCATTTATACCTGGAATACCACAGGACATCCGTTGTTCCTCTGGCCCAGTCTGAAGTTTCTCATATGTCTCTTTTTGCGTAGGAAATAGAGCCATTTGACCTTTTGACCATCCATAATTACACCAGTCAGCACCGGACTTATATGCATGTTTCACTTGGTCATACGTAGCAAGCTCTGCACCAAATGCCTTGCATAACGGTTCAGCCTCTTCGAACTTATACAAATTACGTGCTATATTAAACACCTGTTTAGAATCTCCTCCTAATGCCTTTTCAACATCGGTTTCTAGACGTTGCACCGCATCTCCTATAGAAGAAATTGGTGCTTCTTTTGATTTTGAATGCTCGGCCGGTTTCAACTCGGCAGAAATCTGTGTGCCGGGTACATCAATACGTATTTTTTCATTATGTTCGCGACTCCATTTCATCTTGTCCCAGCCTAGATTAAAATAATATCCAATTGTCTCGTAATAGATCCACATAAGAACCATGACAATGACTACAATCATAATCATGCCGTACCACGAAAACAAAAATGAACTTAATGTGTTTAACATACTTGGACTGGCCGAACCAGAATTTAAACCAAAAGAAATTGGTTGTAAGTTCCGGGATGCATTAAAATTCATCTTAGGTGCATTCATTTTTGGTGCATTTGTTGAAGACATTGAAGACATTCCCTATACTATATTTAGGAATAACATTAGAGTATCATGAGTTGTTTCTCCGTTTGATACCGGACCTGACTGTTGATCATCATATAGTTGCCATGCTCTTGAATCATCGCTTGCTCTCATATTATAGTGCCCACCGCGACTCGTACCCATCTGATCAATTACAGCATATACGCGATACTTGAATTTATGCTGGAGAGTTGGCCAAGTGATCCAATCTTCAAAGTCAATTAGATTTGGGTCATATATAATCTTGGCTCTCACTTTGGCCCCCGCATTCGTATAACGCTTGAGTCCTAGGATTAAATGCGAAGGAAATCGACTAATACGGTTTTCCATCTTTGTCAGCCCCTTGACTTTACATTTCTCACATGTATAGTCATCGAGTGTTTCGGGAGCAAAGTGGGCATTAATACATTCTTGAAGACTGGGTGCCGGTGCACCCACCGTGTCAGCATTAGGAATAGGAAGTTTAAGAACGCCCCAAGGCTCGTATTGAATACGGGATGCACCGCAGGAACACACTCGTTTAGACTGTGTCTGACCATAAAAGGCATCAACAATGGGAGAATATTCCTTGTGAAAGAAAGTTGTCCAAGACTCTAGGCTCCTAACATATTCCATGTGTGTTGGGCTCTTAGAAGCTCCGCTAATTTCCATTTTGACTTGCCGGGCCTGTTGTTCATGCAAGACTTGGAGAATAAGTAATACAGCTTCTGTGCCATCGGCCTGGGATCCATAATGAAATTCATCACTGAGACCGCGTTGCATAGCTACTTTGAAAAATGCTTGAACGAGAGTCCGTGGATTTATAGCGGTCTTCTCTGGTTTGCTGAACTCGGTCAATAGTTCAGATACTGCAGCGGCAAACTCGTAGCCGGGTCTATCAGGATGACGATGGGTGACCCAACCAGATGTAAAATAATTACGAAATGGTTCAGCATGGCGAAGAGCTTGAAGGGCCGAGTTGAGATAACATGTATTACCTAAATTAACTAGGCCACGTTTTTCCATGATTAGCAATTAATAGCTGTGTATTCAACGGTTCAAGTTTTTTGTTTTTATTTTTGTTTTTTGTTTTTTGTTTTTCGTTTTTTTGTGTGTCTTGATTTCTTAATGCGATATCCACCGGAACTACCTGTAGAATTACCTGTAAATAATCCTAATATACTTCTCCCATAACCTAACATATTGTTTTTAAATCTTATTACAGCATTTGCACCAAGACGTGCAAGATATCCTGCTGTTGTTTCTCCTGGATGTCTTATTAAACTCCCACTGTTTGCAATCAAAGTTTGAAATATTAAATTAGCCCTTGCTGTTTCCCCACCTCTCATTTGTATGGTTTCTCTTTCTTCTTCAAATGCTGTAAGAGCGGCAAACAAAGGAGAATAACTTGACATTTCAAAATCACAATTAATATCCATTATTATTTTTTCTTCTCTTGATATAGGTAAATCATCACCATTAAATGCCAAGTCGTTGTTATCAACTAATGCACCATATTGTCCAATTATTAAATCATTAGCCTTAATAAAATCATAACTAGTTAATGCATTAACATGGAAAATATTTGGTGAAGTGCATCCTGTAGAAATAAATATACCAGGACCTTTGCTTCTAATTACATCACTTAAAAATTGGGTTTTAATTCTAGGTTTTTCCAATGTTCCAGATTCAAGATTTAAAATTCCAAGTTTCTCCTGTGGAGTACCGTCAAAAAAACATAAAAAATCAGGATATTCTTGTCTAGGACCTGCTCTTTTTGCAGCAACTAAAAATGGGTATTGGTGCATAGCAGCTGATTCATCATTACGATAAAATATTGTATCTTCTTCATTATATTCTAATGGAATAAAACTACCACCTTGTGCATCTGGTGGGTCAAATGATGTTATCCATTCTTTATCTCTGCAAGATAAATATTTTCTGAACTCAGTTTGTAAATCTATTACTCTTTGTGTGGCAGATTCATCCCAGTTTGTATATTCTCCAGCAGTCCCCCATGCTATAATATATGTATCCTCTGGTATAATAAACTTAGTCATCTCTGATTTATTTTTGCCAGCTGGCAAAGGTAGTTCGGCACCATTACAACTATAAGTAGTACACATACAACCATGACAATTAAGTAAATACATAGGAAGATCATCTTTTGGAGGAGGCATTACCGACACTTCTTCAGCCATGCCAGCACCACCAGATCTAAAATCCCTAAACATAGGTCCACCTCCTTCAGCCATTCTATCAATTACACGTTATTAAGATTTTGTAAACCACGATCTCAAATCTTTTTGGCCAGATGCAGAGACTAGAAGATCACCAAATAGAATTTCTTCTGCCAAAGCCTCTCGTGCAGCAACTGGGTCACGTGCTTTTAGAGTCGCCGCAATCTTATGGGGCTTTACACCAGGTAATTTTTCAAGAACTAGTGCAAAGACCTGGGCAACCGGTTTTGCTATTTGATTTGTAATATAGAAAGCATAATCCGGTACTAGATTGTTTTCCTGAATATACGATGGTGTCTCAATCCTGTCTCCTTGACTAACATCTTTTGCATATGGACGCCCCGTTGGATTTTTAACATAAACAAAGGGAATACGATCATTTGATGCCGGTTTATTTCCTGGATCTCTTTCTGCAATACGATTTGCTAGAATCTTGTGTGCCGGGACCAGCTTATATTCGGCCCGCAAAGACTTTGTAATTGTAAGACGTTTTAACGGGAACTTACCTGCCAAGAGGTCTCGTACAGTCTCACGGACAAACTCAAATGCAGAAACTACGTCGCGTTGAACCAGAATACGTTCAATAGCACCTCCATATACAATTTTTACAATAGGAGCATTGTCACGGCGTTTCATCACAATACCCATTGATTTACGATGATAATCGGCATCTTCTAGACCATCCTCGGTCATGTCACCCACGTATCGTTTCTTTGATAGAAGACAGAAACAACGGAACATCTTATCAAATTCAAAGTCGTGAGGAGGTTTAAGAGCACCTGAAATCAATGCACCGGCCTCTATAGCCAATTCTTTGGCAGCCGCCTGTGCTTCTCTTCCTCGGAGACGTTCACCCGTCTCTGACATAGGGCGGAATGAAATAAATACGGAATCTGTATCACCATATACGACAATAGCACTGCATCGCGGATTACCAGACTCGGGACCATAGACTTTCTCAATACAGGCCTTGCTAAATAGAAGTTGTTGGCGACCATGTCCCGTAGTCGACGCGGCTAAACATTTCCGTCGAATCTTACTAGTACTGGAGCCCAGTTGTCCATACAGAGAATTGGCCGTCAATTTATAGGCTGTCTGTTGTGCATCAAGAAGTGATTTTTTGAAATCATCTGGTTCTTTTTCAGCCAGTTTCCGAGTAGCTTTTCGGGCCGACAACAATTTCTGCAGAATTTTTGGTAATGTTCCTTGTTTTGAAGTAGCATATCGACACACGCGTCGGCCAGCCACGATAAGTTCAGGATGTTTCCGTTTATCTTTTGGATCTGGTTTGAGAATATCATAGTCAACTTCCAGATACTCAATACCTTTTAGACCATCATATTTGTCGGAACCTTCAACCAGCTCTATGAATTCACCGGTAACTGTGTAGTCTTTTACCCAGACTACGCTGTCTTGACTCAGATTCTCACTGATAATAGTGGATGGATAAAGAGAACTGAAATCTAGTGCTGCAACCGGTTCATCATCAAGATAAATACCGGTCAATGGATCTAAGACTATTGCTCCTTCATAACCTACTTCTTCTCCTTCGACCTCGACCTCAACCTCAACCTCAGATCTAGATGGCATACTTTGCACAGGAATGAGTTGTCCCTCTTTTCTGCATTCATAGAATACAAGAGATTCCGACTTGATACCCTGGCCCCGTGTAAAGATATAGTCAAGAGGAACCCAACAGACATTTGCCATGGCAATTGAATTATTCAGTACCTCGAGTTTTTGAAAGAGTTCCATGACCAGATCACAGTCTTGAATACAGTATTTTGCAATGACCGCTCGATCAACGGATCCTTTTGCATGCAATGCAAAGATGTCTTGAGGACTAACATTGTCCTTTGCCTGTGCCCATCGGACCGGTCTACTAGAATCTAGGACACCCTTGAGAATAAGTGCCTTTGACTCTACGACCACCACTTCAAACTTGTCTCCTATCGGATCATTGTCATCATCTAGCAATACAATAGCACGTCCAACCACAGTACCTTTGGTAGACTTTGTTTCAAGACGGATTAGACCATCGGCCTCGGTAACCGAAGATACTGTACCTGCCATGTATGTAGCTGTAACATTGTCCAGACTATAGGAATCCAGTACTGCATTGCGACGGACATAGGCCAGAAGATCTATATGCATCCGGCCTTCGGCCGTGAACATATGGAATGTATTATCTCCCATAGCACTTGATGATAGAAAAGATTTCTTGAGTTTCACGGGATTTTCGGAACGCATAGTCTTGGACCGTGAATTCCATACATCCTTGTTTGTCTGTCGACCTAGATGGCGGAAACAATCCGTGACCCCGCATACCGTTGCACGGTCCCACAAATACTGGTTATCAAAACCAAAGATATTATAGCCAATCATGATGTCAGGATCCACGGTCTTAATCATAGAAGCCCATGCCTCTATCAGCTCCTTCTCGGTCTTACATGATACAGTATTGGCACCTTCTACTGGATCACATGAACCAAGTACAAAGATATCTTTGCGGACCACCTTGCCTCTAACATAAGTCACTGCACCGATTTGAATAATGGGATCACCCTCAGGAGCCGGTAGACTAGATGTTAGAATACGTTCAAGTTCATCAATATCATCTGACCATGTTAAAGAAGCAAGTCCGGACTCGAGATCACGAAGGCCGGCCTCGTCCAGATAAATCCGATCAATAATTTTTGACTGCCCTTTTACGGCTTTCTTGATTACGGTAATACCGCCTTTCATATCTAGGCCAGCCTCGATGAGTTCACGGGCCGGTTTACGCCATGTTTTATTTGCCTGTGGAAAGTCACCATGACTGCTTGTACACTCAATATCCCATGACATGATTCGTAGAGGCGCTGATGTTAGCTGGATAGACTCTGGGGCGGGTCCAACAGAGGTCCATGGAGCCATGTATTGGAGTTCAGTAGTAGTGGTAGGATCATCGACTTCATCGACAGCATCTTCTTCTACAGTAATCCAACCGGCGGGTTTGATCTCACGGAGATGATAGAATCGGAGTAGTGGATCTATGTTAGCCTCGTAGACTATTGTTCCATTTATCTTAGGTGTCATAGTATCACTATTCAAGACGAGATCACGGGCCGAAGACCATGCCTTTTTGGTCTTGGCAGTGACTTTGACCACGGAAATATCTGCATCATTGGTAAAATCCCAGAATGTCTTGTGCACCTCTTTCTTGAATGTTAGTCCCTTTCCTACTAAATACGATTCTAGTGCCGGTTCCACATAGAAGAATGGTTCATAATCTGTTACAGTGAGACTGACCGATTTTCCTTCAGCCGTAGAGCCAAATAGTGTAATTTCATAGGCTCCATCTACATCTCTTGTAGTGGAGCCTAGGAGTTGGAAATTAAGTGCCATGGTGACAATGACCTGGTCACATGACCTGGTCAAATTTATCTACGTCTAGACATCCGATTTTTTCTTCTAGTCTTTCTTGGTTTACCTAGTCCGGATGATCGTTTGGGCAGTGCACCGTATGCTCCGAGTAATACGGCTGCGGGAGCAGCTTCTTTTGCTGCCATTAGAAACGCGGCCCATGGATTACCACCGACTTGTTTTTGTGTTACAGGTAAACCCGGCAAGGGTCTTAGTGGATTATTAGAACTAGATACAGGAGTCATTATAGGATCGGTTGATTCTGCCTCTGCTTCTGCCTCTGATTCTGAATTCATAGAATTCGTAGTCAAACCGGGAATATGTATGCCTTCAGTAACTAGATTTTTCATCTTAGACTCATTCCGAATGTCATCTACTTCACTAACTGTTCCATCTGAATCCACCAGAAGAACAGTCGGCACAGAATTAACCGGTTTTTGAGAGGCCAGTTGTGTCTTACTATAGACATCAGAAGGCATACTTACCATAGGAACATTACGACCCTCTGTGGAAGAAATGGACTTCCAAATGGGCTGATAGGTTACACAATGAGGACAGGGATGATCACCTTCATGGTTTGAAATAGCTACTACAACCTTCATTCCCTTTTTTAATAAATTTTCTAATGGTTTGGGCGTATAAATGTGAATACTTACTGCTTTTTTTGTTTTTCCTCTTTGTAACACCATCTTAATATAGACTCCGGATTTATTATACAGTATAAGGTAGAGTATGGATACGGGTCCTATGGCTACCTTGGCTATTCTTGGTTGTATAGCAGTAGTAACTATTCTTATTGTATGGCTGGCTCCTTCTAAAATAGTATGTCCAACTGAATTACGTAAGAATGCACATGGTGAACTAAAGATGTATCCAGGAGGCCGTTCTTTTTCTGACATGAATGCTTTTCAGAATTGGTGGTATTCCGTAGGTCTGAATACCAAGTGTCCTCTACCTATCCTGGTCGGGCCTAACAAAGATGTTAAGTTAAATACGGGTGATTATACTGAACAGACGTATGCTAAGACACCTATAAATAAAGTGGATGATTATGAATTTTCTCGTATCTTTGGTCATCAAGAAGGTGATAAGATGGTAGTTGACCAGGATTTTAATAAGATTCTGTTAGATCGTGGTCTAGACTGGGCAAATAAACCTATAAGTTCCGATGAGCGTCAGTCGACATATCGTGGCCTTCATGAAGGATTTTCTGCCGATGGAGCCGTAGAAATAATAGAGGATTCCGATTGTAAATTATCACGACAGGCCAAGAAAGTAGCACGTATGGTAGAAAAAGAGTATGAGTCGGATCCTGACTGGGAACCGGTTGTCGTTCAAGTCGGTCCTAATAACTGGGAAGTAAGTGAATTAAAGCCCCGGTTTAGAGAAGAAGAAAAAAAAGAAAAAGACCGTGTTGTTGATACTACCAATCATGATGTCAAGATTAACTATAGATATCCCGACCAAGAAGTATTAGATGCTGCAACGGATCCCTATTATAAAAATGGAGGCTGGAAGGATGTTAGAGATTACAAGGACGGCGATCCTTATCGCGGTATTGTACCTAATATGGCCAGAATGTTTGGTCCTACCCTAGATAATCAAGATTGGTTAAATACATAAAAATGACTGTGTAGCCAAGTATGATAGTATAGACAATGCGTGTTCTCTATAATGATGACTATGGGACATTTAATTTTTCAGATGCATTTATGGCCGAATATGTTCTGCAAACTGGCAAAGAATTAATTATGATAGGTTCAAGATTCAGATGTGATTCCATTGTTCTTCAAATCTTTGATCAATATGGTTCAGAGTGGTCATCGGGTCCAAATGCAAGTTTAAAAGTGTATGAATTTCCCGATATGTTTGAAAAGTATTGGGAAATTGATGAGTACTGTGGAGATGAGACAGTTCGCATCTTATATTCGGAGGCTCTGGCTGACATTCTTGATACATTCATGGACGGTGGAGACATAGAAATGCTCCGTCGTCAATATGCAACAATTAAAGAATATCAGACTAAGTTTACATTAGATGCTGGTAATTGATTGTCGAGAACGGGCTCTTCAGGCTCTTATAACGTCTCCATTTAAGAGTGCTAATTTGGCTGTAGGTGATATTCTGATACAAAAAGAAGACGGTGAACCTCTTTTGGTAGCAGAGCGAAAGACCCATGCAGATTTTGCATCATCTCATATGGATGGACGATATCGAGAACAACGGGCGCGTCTTATGGCTACAAGAGGCCAGGGTGTAGCCGTTCTCTATATCTTAGAAGGAACCTGGTCTACTAATCTGGACCGTGAGTATCCAGGAGTATCTGAAAAACAATTGCAACGTCTAACATCGCGTCTCATCCTCCGTTATGGACTACCTGTTTTGCATACTGGCTCGATTCGTGAAACGGCACAATGGTGTGAACGACTTCTGGGCCAAATTCTTGAAGATCCATTGGTCTTTCATCCTGAAAAGGGTTTGGCAGCAGAGGCTGTGGGAGCTATGGCCACATATGCAGCATCATTTAGTACAGTGAAAAAAGGAAACAAAGATGCGGGTGGTACGGCTATATCTATGTTGTCGGCTGTGCCGGGTCTGGGTAATAAGAAAGTTACGGGACTCTTAGAATCCAGATCAATTGCTGACTTGTGTAATATGAGTCAGGATGACTTGGCTGTGGTTGATATTGGTGGAAAAAAATTGGGTGCGGCTGCTGCAAAAACCTTGTACGAGGCATTACACAAAACTTGATGCAATAGGTATTGGTTTTGGCCAAATAATGAGTTCAGATGCTGGTTGGGTATATTGTATGACTAATCCAGCTATGCCAGGTATAGTAAAAATTGGTGAATCGGGTATTCGTGACTTGAACCAGCGCAAGGATAAACTCTTTACTACAGGTGTTCCAATGCCATTTGATATTGCATTTGCTATATATGTAGCAAGGAGGAAAGAGAAGGAATCGCTTTTACATTTTTATCTTTCTGACAAACGTGTTAGGCCTGGCCGTGAGTTCTTTAAGATAACACCGGAAAATTTAAAGATACTCTTTAATTTGATGGAAGGAACCTGGTGGTCTTCTGAGTCGACTAATGAGCCTTCAACTAATGAGTTGGCTCAGTCAATTGAACCTATAGAGTCGACTCCGACGACTGAGTCGACTAATGAGTTGACTGAGTCAATTGAACCTATAGAGTCGACTCCGACGACTGAGTCGACTAATGAGTTGACTGAGTCAATTGAACCTATAGAGTCGACACCGTCTACTGTACAAACGGTACTTGTACAATCCACCAAAAAGTGGCAGAGGCCCGGCCTCAATGAGTTTCTAAGTGATGGGCAAAAAGTCCGTCACTTAGCATCTTGTAATACAGAATGGGTTGGTACATATAGTCGTGTAAATAATGCAATCATGTACAATGGAACCAGCTATACTTTAAATCAGTTTGCCCGTGCCCATTACGAAGAAGAACGTCCTGACAGGAAACCCGGTTGTAATGCATGGAAAGAGTGCAAGGTATTAAAAGATTCATCCTGGATTTCTATTCATTCTTTTAGCAAGTGACAATCCGGTGAATACCATCCATTTTTATGCGGTCTAACAATATCTAATACACTCTGAAACACATAATCATATTGCGGTGCAACATTGTGCATATCATATAAACGGACCGCTCGTTCTCTAACATATTTTCGGTCAAATGCACCGTCCAATGCCATCTGAACACCACGACAAAAATCAGCCAGAGTGTGACACCGTAAACCAGACTTAAACTGTTCTACTGTTTCAACATAGGCTCCATTGTCCACCGTTATGACCGGAGTACCACAGAGTTGGGACTCCACGGCCGAGCAACCAAACGGTTCCAAATATGTAGTGGGACACATAGTGGCCACACAAGAACCAAGAAATTTGGAACGTTCAATTCCATGAATCGGAGGAAGATACGATATGTTAGAACTCTTGAGAAATGGTGCAGGATTACCTTGGCCACACAAGACAAAATCTACCAGAGGAAATCGTTTAGCCACTTCAGCAATTATACCGCATCCTTTTTCATTTACTATACGTCCAAGAAATCCAATTTTTGGTTTACTAGAACTAAATGAATCAGCAAATTCAGTTGAATCAAAACTGTGCGGAATAACAAACCAATAATTATTGGGCCATTTTTTCTCTTCGCCCAGAGTCTTTGACATCCAACTATAACTCTCAAAAATCCGGAAATTACGATGCGAATTATTATATCCAATACCGGTTTCAATTACTGTATAATGGGATTCCAATGCTGTATTATAGGAATGTCCCAGAGGTATACAAACTATGTCTGTAGTTGGATTTCGATAATTTTTCTTAAGTTCAACTCGCAGTCTACGGTTAAATTCTTCAAATAGAGGCGTACTATAATTAGCCAGAATACCTACTAGAGTCTTTGAATCAGCTAACATAGTCTCGGCATCGGCTCTTGAAATATTCTTGAGACCCATCAAAGATTTAATTCGTAACTCGGTCCACTCATCTTTGGTCATGAGATCAACTTGATACATTGCCCCGCTCTGGGCTCCTTCTACACCGTAATGAATCACCTCGTATTTTGAAAGCATCTTGCTAAAACGTTTGACTTTGCCCGTAAATGCATCATGACTATATTCATCCGTAGTAATAGTATATGGAATAGCCGGCAAATGTAGACGAATTTTTTGTGATCCTGCATCCAAGATAGTTAGCATAGGTGCGGGCCACGACCTAGCCCGAGACAAGTCAACTACATTATTGTATATGGCTCTCGAAGTCCATGCATCATGATAATATATTCCTGAACGTTCGGCTCTGTATCCAGGATATTCTTCTAGAATAGTCTTTGTTCCAAGCTTAATATGTTCTGAATTTTTCGGTCCATAATGCGCCATATACAACGGCTCTTTATTTTTTGCATTTTCATATAATTGACCTAAGAGACGGGGTCCAGTAGGACACCATGGTGTCTCACCGTAATAAAAATTTTTAACATTCTTAACAATCTGTACTATACCTTGAAGAAGCATGGGATTCTGAGCCTTGGATACCATGAAACCATTATATATTGATGCCTTTTTCAAGTCATCCATGACAAAGTATTCCCGTGTTAATAATGTAGATAACTGTATAGAAGGCTTTAATTTAATATCCATATATATTCCACCAAAGTGATACAGAATACATAGACGCCATAAGTCAGCCTTGTATGCACCAGGTATTAGAGAACGCCATGTAGCCACAATTTCTGGTGGAAACTGTGATGTCAAAAATTGTTCACACTCTTGATCATCATAGATATAAACCGACATATTGGCTGCTGCTGCAACAATGTGGTTAATATTTTCTTTCATTAATGGCGGATAGTCTTTGGTAGCCCAAGTCATAAAGAGTCGAGCAGGAATTATGTTAGGACATGTAGGCTGATCATTAACAAATGCGGATTCTGTAATATAATAAGAACTAGTGACAGAACCTGTCATTGTCCGTTTTTGTAGATGAACATACGACGTAGGTTGGCTTTCACCATCATCATAGACCGTTGTTAGACCTGATGGAGTCCGATGCAAATATGAAATATTCTTGGCTGGTTTAGTCACATTAAAGAAATTTTTACTGTACGCTGCAAAATTAGGACGGAATAGGCCGTAAAAACAGGGTGGGACTACATCACAGAAAGATGATTGAAGATAACACATTGAAAAACCGTGTGTCTTAATAGCATTAAGAAGAGGTTCTCTGAATGCAATTTCATCTGTAATATGGGCCCGTGTATCAATACACAAGTCATACAGTTTTGGAACGGTTAAAAACAGATTTTTGAGAACAGTAATATTTCTAAGTGCTGTGAAATGACCATGATATCCTCCAATAATGTCTGCATCCGACACAAATGATGCAAGATTACCATAAATAACGTCAATGTCTCCCCAGCCCACGTGTTCTGAGTCATACAGATCCTCAAACATAAGTGGGAACATTATCTTGAAATCCACAAGTTTGTATGGTGTATGTACTACATCAGAAGTTTTTCCATACATCCGTTTCAAAAACTGCTGGATTCTAACACGTATCTGCTCCAGTGTCATATCGATCTTGCGAAGATTTGACGGAACTTGGTAGGCTGATAAGTCAATATCCGTAATCAAGACAACTGTTAGAATCGTATTGACAGCTAAAGAATCCAAGTATAATTGAAAATAAGATGGTAGAGAACCAAAATAAGGTATTAGGAGTGTTATCATTAATAGTAATTCTTGACTCTATGGTTTAGGTCTAAGATCTCTTTCTAACTAGAGTCCGACTAGGATAATAATGCCGACCATTCAGGGTAAAACGCCATGCTATCTTGCCACTCGGATACACGTGCTCCATGAGTTCTACACTCAGAGCTCCTGATTCAAATGCGGCATCAAACATGTCAGATGGAAGATCATGGGGATCATGAAGAGAAAAGGCACGGCCCGTAGATGTCCATACCTCAGGCTCCTTAATGGCCTTTACAAAGTTATATGCAAACCATACGGACATTAGTACTATAAGAACAGGCAACATATAAGAAGATTGGGGAGAATATTGAACTACTGCAGAATCCATTGATGCTATCAATTGAAGGCATACTAGTGTCAACTTTAAGCGTAGGTTTAAGGACGGTCTACGTATATAAATATATATGGACGCAAAAATCTATAATCCCTGGAATCCGCATAATCGCGATATTCCCACAGCTGAAATTACACGAATTGCCGGTTATACGCCCAAACGCCTGGAGTTATTTCGTCAGGCGTGTGTGCACAAGTCGTTTGTAAAGGCTAAACAAGATAGTGCACAGATTGTAGCACCCAGACCGGCAGATTGCATGGACTTGAAAGATGCTGATAATGAACACATTGAATTTGTAGGGGATGGATTCTTAGATGCTATTGTTGGTGACTACTTGGAGCATAGATATCCTGGCGAGGGTGAGGGATTTTGGACATCTCTGCGTTCGGACCTTGTAAACAATGAACATCTGGGTTCTCTTGCAATTAAGTTGGGAATGGCTCCTTGGTTAATCATGAGTCGACACATGGAGGATATCTGCAATGGTCGTCAGAATAATAGGATGCTTGGTTCAATGTTAGAAGCCTGGGTGGCTGCAATGTATCGTGACCGTGCTTCTGATGATCCTAAGACAGCGTTTTGGTATGTGCAACAATGGGTAATTAATATCTTGGAAACGTATGTTGATTTTGGTGGACTTATTGCAACAAATACTAATTACAAGGATCAACTTCTGCGTTTTTACCAGTCTACATATCATCAGCCTCCTCGATACAAGGAGGTCAGTGTTGAGGGCCCTCTTCATAATCGGACATTCACTATGGGTGTTCTATTTCCTGATGGAACAGTATGCTGCACCGCTACTGCCCGTAATAAAAAAGAGGCCGAACAGGAGGCTTCCCGGCTTGCACTGATTCAGTTAGGTCAACTATAACATTTTAAAATATAGAGAAACAGTAGATGTTTAAAAAGCCGTTGCCACCATTAGATTTGGCAAAAGTTAAAGTTACAGTTACAGAAAAAACTGGCCCTGATCCATTTAGTCGTAGTGTACCGGCACCGAAATCGGTTTTTAATCCTGTAGCGAAAGAGGCCAGAAATGCAGAACTTGGTCCTAAAGTAGTTCAAGTAGTTCAACCTGTTGTTCAACCTATAGTTCAACCTACGGTTGAACATGTACCTTCTATGGTTGCACCTACGGTTGAACAACAGGTTCAACAAGTTGTACCTTTTCCTGTAGGAGGATCTGTTAAACCTATAGTTCAACCAGTTCAACCTGCGGTTGCTCCAATGGTTCAACCTACGGCTGAACAAATTGAACAAGTACCTTCTACGGTTGTACCTATAGTTACACCTACGGTTCAACCGCAGGTTGAACAACAGGTTGAACACGCCATTTCCAGACAAGAATTTCTAGGCAGTACAAGCAAACATCTCCAAGAAATAATCTTAAAAATCCCACCCGTAGAAATTGTTAAGAATACATTTGTACCGTTAACATCATCTAAATTCAGTGACTTCATGGTTCAAACCTATATTCAATATAGTCCACGTCTTCAGCAATTCATAGCAAAAAAACGTAGTCTTCTCGAAGCCGGTGAAACAGAAACAGAAGCCGAAAGAAAGGCCCAAGAATCTATGAAAATACCCAAGGTCATTGATGAAGATGCATGTAAGAAACGGGACCCCAACAAGGTAGAAAATTTTTACTACCAAAAACTTGTCCGAGATTATTTACAACGGAATTCGCCGTATCGTGGTCTCCTAGTATATCATGGTCTCGGTTCCGGAAAAACATGTACTTCCATTGCAGCTGCAGAGGCACTCTTATGGGGCGGAATGAAAGTCGTCTATGTTCTAACACCAGCCACCTTGTCAAATAACTATAAACGCGAACTTGGCAAATGCGGATTTTTTCCGTTACGAACCAATAATTATTGGTCCTTCTTGACTGCTGCAAGTCCAAGTATAGAACAATTCTGGTTAGTCAATGTTCTTGGACTCCCAGAGGCCCATGTCAAAAAGATTGGTGGAGGCTGGGTTCCAGAACCAGATAAACCATCAAACTGGTCTTCTCTAAGTTCTGCAGAACAGTCTGCCATAGAGGCCCAACAGACCGCTCATCTCAAACATCGGTTCCGATTCATTCATTATAATGGTGTTGTACCCGAAATTTTGTCTCAATTAGCCGCCGATGGCGTGGCAAAAGGAAAGTCCATGTTTGATGATTCCGTGGTCATAATTGATGAAATTCATAACTTGGTTCGAACAATAAATGGATCCAAAATTGGCAGTCAGCCTCTAAGTGTAATCATTGACAAAATGGAACCCCGTGAACCCACATGGTCCACTCCTCTGGGCCGTGAACGCGCTGGATTTCGTTATCCCCGTGGCTATTCTCTGTATCGTCTTTTACAGAATGCAGTCGGTGCCAAAATCATTGCACTGTCGGCCACTCCAATGATTAACTATCCACACGAATTATCTATTCTTCTAAACATTATTGGCGGTGAACAACGTATAGTAGAAATCCCATTAAAAGATGCGGGAAAAAGACAAGAACTCAGTGAATGGGCACTTGCAAATCCTACAGTGGACTTCTTTGCAGTTGAAGAAAATGACCGCCGTCAGTCTATTTTGACTCTAACACCAGTTCCTTATGGATTCTCAAAGGTCGTAGATGAAAAAGGAATGCGAGGATTTTTAAGAGGCACGGTTGATGCAAAAGGAGGACATAAACCATTGGATGTTGGACCTGTCGAAGAATCAAGAGAGCGCAAGATGGATGTATGGTCAGCATCGTTGGTCCAGGACTTGGTTGCCAAAGGACTCATACCCGAAGTTGTAACCGGTGTAGTAAGAACTCTGCCTCTTTTGCCCGAAGATCCAAAGGCATTCGTTGAACATTTTATTAATACAAATACATTGGATATTCAAAATGCTAATATCTTAAAAGCTCGTGCAACTGGCCTAATTTCTTATTATCGCGGAGGCGATGAGAATCTGATGCCCAGAATAAGTCGTAATGAATTAGTACAGGTTCCTATGCACGAATTTATGTTTGCGGGATATACTAGAGCTCGTCTAAAGGAATTAGAAATGGATAAACCCCAACAGAAACAGGCTGAACAAGGTAAACCTACTAAAGGAATGTCAGTGGCCGAGATGGACTTGTATACACAGGCTACAAAGACGCAGGCTACCGGATTTTTATCGCTGAGTCGTGCCGCATGCAACTGGGTGTTTCCTACAGAGGTTCCTCGACCAATTCTGGATAAGAAGAAACAGGCAAAACTCCTCGGTATTGATCAGAGTCGTGTTATTGCTGCTAATTTGGCAGTAGGCGATGACGAAGAAATTATTGAAGATGCAGAAGAACAAGAACAAGGAAGCGAAGCTATTGAAGGTGCACTTGCAGATGTTCCAGTAGCACCCGCAGTAAAGGATGCCGAAGTCGAAGGTATTATAGGAGGATTAATGTCAGGCCTAGAAGCCCAGGCAGATAATTATTTAAATACTAATCTAGCCGTTTATTCAGGAAAATACGCCAAGATTATAGAAAATATTCGGAAGACCAGTGGCCCTGTCTTAGTCTATAGTAATTTCAAGAGTCTGGAAGGTCTGGGTATTTTTGCTGCTGCACTCCGTGCTGCTCCAGAAAAATTTGTAGAACTTGACATAGTCAAAGAAGCCGGTATCTGGCGAATCCCTGATGCACTATTAGTTCCTGGCCCCAAGTATATCTTGTATACGGGTGACAAGGACCATGAAAAACGGCGTCTCCTTTTACAGTTATACAATGCCGACTTGAAGAATCTGCCCACCAAGTTAGCTGAACAATGTAAACAACTGATTCCGTCTCAGCCTGATAATCGCAACGGAGATATATGTAAGATTTTTATGATTACTCAATCCGGTGCTGAAGGTATATCACTCTTCAATACCCGACAGGTACACATCATGGAACCTTATTGGAATAATGTACGTTTACAACAAGTTATTGGACGTGCTATTCGTTTATGCAGTCATATGAATCTACCATGGGCCGAACGCGAAGTAGAAATCTATACATATTTATCGGTATTCACCGCAGAACAACGGGCCGGTGCAAAAGAACTTACAATGATTGACAAGGGAATGACTACAGATCAAATCATTCTGGATATTGCTACTAAGAAACAGAAATTGGCCGATGGTCTATTTGACATTGCACAAACATCGGCTATAGACTGTCAGCTTCACTATCATGAACATGGTTCGGCAACACAGTGTTTTAAATTCAAAGAAGATAGTCGACCAATGTTCATGTATCATCCAGATTGGCAAAAAGATGTACAACTTGCTGCGGGATTCCGATAACTTAGTTCCAACCTATTCCCAAAGGAGCACAAGTACACACTAGTCCATCCGTTAGTCCAGGTGCAGTATTGCAATCTAATCCAGGTTTATTTGTTTTCACACACTTGGCTCCTTTCCATTCAACCGGCAATTCGGAATTCCATGGTTGACCACCTACACCGCCACAATACCGCTGACAAGATACAGTACCATTATTACCAAATGTATCCTGCGGAGGAGCTGGACCTATGTTTTTCCATAATGCACCGCCGTAATGATAGGGTGTATATCCCGCAGCACCAATATAATTGTTTAGTTGAAATATACTACCGTCATAAATTGCTTTCTCGTTTTTTCCATATGTTTTACCATAATCAAATATAAATGCAGGTGGATTATTGGATAGATATACAATAATCTGTTTGACATTATCATTAAATCCGCCTCTGGAACAGAAATTGAATTCACCAGGTCCAACAACTGTCTGTGTTGCACCCTGTGCATTTGTCAGAATAGCCGTTGCATCAGCAGGAACAATAATATAAGAAGCTCCTCCGCTAAATTCTTTGTTAGCATAGAAAGTGCCTGCACCAGGTAAAATTACATGTTCTCCATTTGGACCACAGTGCTCAAATACTTTTACAGATGGACACCGATTAGGATACGTTGCCGAAATACCATAGACTTTTTTAATATAATCCAATTGTTGACCCCCTGGATTATCTGCAGCTCTTTTCCAAGAACTGATTTGGTTCAGAACATCACCCCACGTAGCCAAATTCCATGCTGTCAAATCTGCCAATGCTGTTCCCGAAGGAGACCATCCCGCAGCTTGAGCAGTACGTTTAATGCAGGGAAGAGAAAAGGGTTTGGGTGTTGAGTTAGAAAATCCACACATATCAAATGCAGTTCCATAACATAAATTATTTGCTGCACCGGCAGTCCTAGGATTAGGATCAGTGCCCCATCCTTTCAATGTAGTTATAGCCTGTGTAGCAGTATTACGTGTAATATTTCCATCTTTTAATATACCCTGAGGCAGACTTAGACCACGTTCTAAGAGTACTGTGTTCATATCATTAACCTGTTGAGAACCAAAGCCGGACATTAAACCCTGTGAAAGAGAACCCGTAGAATTACATTGTTGATTTACTAAGTCTGCTACACACTTGGCTGACATTGAACCATCTCTGCATTCATTAGTACTGGTAGAACCAGAACTAGAACTACTAGAACCAGTATTGAGACCACGACAATCCCAGGACCAGGACCCTCCCTCAGCCTTTAAACATTCACCATTTCCATACCATCTTCCTTTAAGAGTATCACAATCCGATTGACTATAAAGACGTATATTACCATCACTACTCGCATATCCCAGATTTTTACACATATACAAGGGATCACATTGACCAGGCATTCGAATATCGCTGGCCGGACAATCTCCTTGGGGATTAGATGGAAAAGCCGGGTTTCCCTTACCATCTGTGACAACTCCTCGGCCCGTTGACTCACACCATCCCATATTAGGATACGTCGAGTTAGCAATATCATCGCATTTTCTTATCCTAGAACTAGCCTTTAATCCCTCTTTTTGTGTGGCGGCTTTAAGATCCCAGATCCATTCACCAGCACCATAAGTTGTATCTAATGTAGGACTCATGGGCCCTCGGCGGGTTCCATATGCTCCTACAGATGTTAGATTAGAGTTAGGTATATGCCACCAACCACAGCCCGTACGGGCCGTTGGATCTCTCATTTGAGTATTTAGAGGTGCAGTTCTGCATGCTCTGTCTTTTTCCAATACAGTTGAATCTTTTCCAAACATAGAAGTAAATGTCTTTGGATCAAAATTATTTGTAAATGTTGGTATCATAGTATCAACCGTTCCTAATGCCGGCGTAAAATCCGTATTTAATGGAGTTGGAAATGCCGTATTCATCTATAGTTAACCTAATATTTTACTGTAAAGTTACACTAGGATTGCCATAATTTCTGCCACGTACAGTAACCCCTCCTGGCAGATTTTGCATATCCAACCAATTCTGATATGTTTTCATAGGAAAACGAGATAAATCGCCTACCCACGACAATATTGTACCAAATAAATTAGTCCCAGCAGTATTAACACTAGTGGCTAGTATATAATTATCTCTTTGACCTAACACAATCCATGCACCATTAGGATCTTTGACTTTAGCAGTTATAAGTGTCGGTGGTAATCCATCCCCCTCCATAATACCTAAAGAATTAGGCGAAGCACATAATAAATTGACTTGTCCATTAAATCCAGCTTCAGGAGGTACAGTAAAAGTCTTAGGTTTGCCTCCATCACATTTATAGACAATTTCAAGCGTCTTGCCACAACCATATACAGGATCTCCTCCTGTTTGCGTGTAATCATATCCATAATTAAAATTGTACAGACCATTTGCTAAACCCTGAAACAGAGATGTACGATTTCCTTTGAGGGCACCATTACAGTTCTTTCCATAGCTTGCTTCTATAATATTAATTCCTGGCAACGGTTTACACGAATTAGAATTTAATTCGGGTTCTGCTACATTTGCATTATAGCAATTTGCCATTGCCTTTGACCATGTAGGAAAATCGGACGTATTATTTGCAGCTGCAGAAATAGATTGATAATATGCCTCGATAGCCGATACGCTACCCATGTCATTCGCATTAGAAATATTCTCTTCATTGGGTGTACCATTGGGATTCAAAGGTGCTAATTTTCCTGTGGTACAATTTGTCTTTTTCCATAATGAATCCAAACATGCCGGAATATGAGGTCCCGTATCTTTGTTTGGGCCATCGCATAAGTTAGCAGGAGTTCTTCCTAGCATTTTCTGCGATGCATCAATAAATTCAGACATAGATAACGGCCTACCTTCTCTGTCAGTACCATATATAGCCTTGTTACCTAGATCATTCAATAACTCGGATGTAGCTTCTATACTTGGACCATTGGCATCATTCCGCACCAATGCATTAGCCTTTGCCTGTGTAGAAGGATATAGAGTTCCGTTTGATGTACCACCAGCTCCTGTAAATAATTCTTGTAGACAGAATACTGTTGGATTAAATTTCCCATTAGCATCGTAACACGAATTTGACCCTAAGATGCCGGCTCCCGTCGGAGTATGAACCATTGGGCCTGTAGGGCATGCCTGGATATCTAGTTGATAATAAGGATCCGCCAGAGTACCAGGACATGTTAGACCCACAGTGACTTGATTAAATATCTTTTGTACAGCCAAAGACGAACCATCAGGAGTATAAAATGAACGCCCATTATCTAACGTGACTACTAAGGTAGAGCCACTACCACCTATATCGGCCGGAACATTAATATTTTTATTTTGTATAACCATACCCAGTACTTTTGTCAAAACATCCGTTGTACCATACATGGCTGACACAGGAATACCTGGTATAGTACCACGTTTATACCACATTACCGTATTAGGAACAGTGGCAGAATATGCGGGAAATCGAGTCTCGGTAGAAAATGCCCGTGTAACTACCAAAGATCGCTTGTCACCTACTACACCAATTGCCTTGTCGGGACTAATAGAATTTTCACCAACATTAACACTGATTATGCGTTTTCCGTCTTCGCTAGATAACCAAGCACACCATACTGCCGGCATACCCGTTATCTGTAGTGTGATAGAGGCATTCTCGACTAGAACAATAGAAACAGTCTGTGGATCTAAGATACGTTTTGATGATGGAGCTATATTCACTACCGTATTAGTAGAACCATAGGTTACTTTAGTTCCGCCTGCACCAGGATGACTCACATTGAGAATAGCATTGAATGCCTTTGGTTTAGGACCTACATACAAGAGTGGACCCGAAGAACCATAACATTGTCCACAGTTACCGCCGGCCGTTAATGCAGTTGTATTCTCACATTCCATTTGTTGTTGACGGGCCTCGCAATTTTCCTTTACTAGTGTAAAATTAGAAGATGAACAAGAACCAACAGTGGGTGTATACTGTGCTGGTTGACCAGATGAAACGGCTAATTGATTAGCACGGATCTGATCATCGCTGGAAATGTATAGTCCACCTTTCCATTTAACACCCTTACTATTTTTTCCATCTTTGTGACAGAAACCACATTCGGCCATACGAGGATCACTGAAATCACAATTTACGGGCAGACTCTCACAGAAATTAATCTTGGCTTGGACCATACCCGTTTGTTCTATCCATGGTTGAGGCTTGGACCCATCTGTCGTACCAAGACCCATGTTATCCATAATAAGTGTTTGAAGACTAGGAGTTTTATTTGTAGAGGTAGCAAGAGCCTGTCTCATAGATTGATCAACAGCATCGGGGGAATGGTTTGTTGATGGATTAATTACACGGGCCAAGTCATTTTCGCGCCGTTCTTGTTCAAATTGGAGTTGTTGACGCTGGGCCAACAATGAGTTTGGATCTTGAGTTATAAACCCTTCCGTTCCAGAATTTTTATAAATAATAAATAAACACATTGTAAACACAATTAATCCGCCTAGTACAAGCCATGAATACATGCCCCCTACATGTATTCAAGGATTTTTTAACTATCTATACATTATCGGGTCTCAGATTTGTAGTAGAATCTAATTCGCGCACAGTCAATCTCAGAGTCATCTGAACTTGGCGATTCACATTTAAGACTGCTCCTTTTGTGATAAATACTGGAATATTTGGTGCTACTTCTGCATTGAATTTGTTGCGCTTGCAGTCACCGTGTTGTGGATCAACAAATCTATTCCGGATTATAATATAATTGGCATATCCACAGTCATTAGATCCATCAATAATTGTAGAAGTTAATTGTGTAAGATCATCATAGGCAGTTCCTACAACAACATGACCCGATTCTTGTTGGAGCCATGCAATTAAATCTTCGTTGCCCGCATTACATTCAAGACCGGCAAACTGGAGACGATCCAGAGTAGAAAAAGACCACATAGGAAACCAAGTCTCAGTCTTAATAAATAAATACTCGCCACTCGTATCAAAATAACAACTGACTAGACTTTTGTTAGAACCTATGAGAATGTCGGTGACATTAACTGCATCTGGTAGACTAGATAAAAGCTGATTTTCGGGATTCAAGATACTGAAACTCATTTTCTGTAAAGAGGCCAGAGGTGTAGGAGCATAGATACGCTGGGCCTTTAAGAATTTAGGGAAAAATAGTGTATGACCTCTATTAACCATCTTATTTGTGGTCATATACTCTGAGCGCCAGACTGCATCATACTGACAGACAGCCAATGATTTATCTATCTGTTCATTTGTACCATAGTTATTGCCAGTCATTTCATCCATAATAATTGTAATATACGGCATACCCATAGTGCTAATAAAAGACAATTCAGGTGCAGATGCTGAGCCTGCCGTAGCACATTCGCGTTGAACTACAACATCTAGACTCTCTACCGGAAGAATAATTTTAACAAATTCAATTTTTGTAATATTACGGAAACGATTTGTAAGTGTGGCTTGTGCACTTGTTCCTTGTGGCCTAGATACAGAATCAAGCTGTATTGCAAAATTATACCGATTCTCTTTGGTTGAATTTACCCAGTCGCGGTCTTTGGAATTCAAAAATAGATTATATTCGACTTCGCGGTATTTCACTACATTATCGTGTTTTATTAGAAAGTCTTTTGACTGTATTACAGGTACTGGTTCTAGATTTGTTCGTCGAGATTTGATACGCTCAAACTTATCCAGTGGGTTCTCTTCGTCTTCGCTTGGCATAGTAACACCGGTAGTATAATCTTGCATGTTATCAAAAGAGGCCATAGTGAGAGGAGCCATACGGAAATTGTCTTCTTGTTTTTTTGATTCTCTTTCTCTTTCTCTTGGTGCAGGATCAGATTCAGATCCAGAAATAAATCCCGTATTGCGTTTTAACCACTTAGCCATAGAAGAATACGTTTCCCGTAGAATATCTATGTCAGTACCACCAGAGGCCCGTATCTCTCTAACATAATGTCTCAATGTACGATTTAGACGAGATGTTGCCTGTTCAGTAAGACCACCAGGTATCTTCTGGGAAAACGTTTGTTTGAGTGAAGACAATAAGTCCATTACTATATACTGCGAAATTAGCCTGTGTTGACCAAACGTGTCTTATAAATCTAAGAATTTAATTGCATCTTTGATTGCAGTCTCACTTGGATTCTCAGTTGCATAAATTAAATCTCGAATAGCATTCATGGTATCATCATCTATACGATTTTTACATAAGTCTATAAAATCCCGCCCTTTCAACAGTGATATTATGATATACATGCAATATGTTCCACATTCAGACTTTTTGCGTTGATGGCGGATATCATTCCACAGAATTTCGGTGCATCCCTGGTTATGACACCGGCGCAGAAACCGTTTTATTTCGGGACAGGCCTCGTAGCCATAACTGTCGTAGTAATATGCCTTTTTTGCCTTTATATCAACATAAGCACAGACCCAATGACTTCCGGGTTTGTCATGTGGATCTAGATTGAATACTACACCAACGGCCGTCTTACCAGCAGTTTCAAGATCTTTGATGTTTAGATTACATATTTCATCGACTACACAAGAATTCCAAGATAGTTTTTTATCAAAATCTATTGGTACGGGACCAATAAATTCAAATGTTGGAAAAGCGGGCTCATACTGTTCCATGACTTTCCCGATACTGATAGTATCCAGCCACTCGAGCGGTTTAGTTAGCCATTCTTGTGGTTTGGGAGGACGAAAATAAGGAAGCCCCATAGTCTTATCACTTGTTCCACCCAGTTTCTGAAGTGCACAGTACTCTGACTTGCACTTGTATTGATTATTCATGCGAGTACGTAGAGCGGCCCATAGACTCTCTTTTTTCTGAATAGTGGCAGATATCTTGTGTTTGGGAAATTCCTTGTTCCATGCATTGCGAAGACGGATTAACATTTCCATAGGCAGACACGTTGTCTTAGTTGCCTTTAATGTGGCAGGATTACATTGATATAGATTAAAATCTGGCATACCCCCTGTATAAGAAAAAGAAAAAACATCTTGTAGAGGATGCAGACGTATAATCCAAATACTATATACATTATTGGGGACAAAGTCATCTACAATGGACTAGCATATCAGATGTTAACTGCACCTGGTATTGCAGGAATTCCTCCACCAAATCCTATGTATTGGACTTCTATACCCATGCCGGTACACATGGAATTAGACTTTAGTGGTGCATGGTCATGGAGTTTACCTTTATGGGGCCTAGCATTACTTATTGCATACTTAGGAGTAATCTTTTTAGAGACACCGATATATCAAGTATATACAGGTTCTTTTCCTGTAAAAACAGGAGGGGCCCTTACAAAATCTAGGTCCAGATAATAGATATGGATGCTATGTCGAGTCTTCAACACTATGTTCCGGCCATTATTATAGGAATAATTTCTATTATAGCTATTTGTACAGTGGCATTACTTATACCTCTCAATTCAGTACCAGCAATTTCCGGTGTGTCTATTATATTCGGATTGGCATATGCTCTCTCTTTTCTAGGATGGTTAATTGCAGTTAGTTTTTATAAGAATAAACCTGAAGAACTTACCTGGTTAAATACACACTTAATGTTCCTGGTATTTTTTCCGACCACAATTGCAGCTACAACTATGAATGTAGTTTCTATTCAAAATGCATCCAACAATATATCTTAGAGTTAAAGCACTGATTAATTACACTAGATAATGATGTATCCAATAATGTTTGTTGGACCGGCACGAGTAGGTAAATTGACACGAGCAAGAGCAATGTTAGGAGCAAAAGGTACTCCTGTACTCAGAACTCTGGCTATAGGAGACTACATGGCCCGTTACTGGGAATTTCCTACTCATATGGAAGTGGATATCTTAGACTTATCAATGATGGATAAACAGATTCTTCCCGAAATTCTGGTACAGCTTCTTTCTACCCGTGACGTCCTCGGATCTGGCCGTAAATTGATGATACTCCGGCATATTCATGCACTGTCTCCTCCGGCAGCAGTACGTCTCCGAGCCTGTATGGAAGAACTTGTATGGTCTCGTGGTGCACCAGCCATGATTTGGTGCACCGCACGTGTTGTAAATCATGTTGTAGTCGGACTTTTAAATGGTTTTGTATATATTCGAGTAGCCGATTTTACCACTGAAAATTTCCAGGACAAAATTGCTAAACGGGTCGGTACTACAATAGCTCCTCCAACTATTTCATCTTATATTGCTGATATGATGCGCCAGATGGTTTTGGCAAAAAATTCAGTGCCTGGTCATGATACAATTAAATGGATTCGGGCCCGAGTGTATGAATTGTTAGGTCTGATGATAACTGGTTCAGAACTAACATCATGTCTCACTTGGTCCACGGTTCGACTTGCGGCTGCGGGAGCAATAACAGACAAAGAGGCTACTAGAATTATAGATGTCTTATCAAGAGTGCGTTGGGTTCCATCTTATAGAACACCACTCATGTTGGAAATGATTATTGCAGCAACATTTAATAGTCTTAAATCAGTGGATTCATAACTATAGTTGGTGTTATTTTTTTGTCTTTGTTGTCTCTATTTCTGTAATAACATATAGTGAATATAGCAATAATAAATATTACAGCAGTAGCCACGCCTCCTATTATAGCAGACGTATTACTGGCTTTGTACGAACCAATCTTTGAATCATTTCCTGCATATAGAACTTGACATCCAGTGTCTAAAAAAAGAGGCATAAGCTCGGCTCCAGGTATTGGATGTTGACAGGCAGTATCAGAATATAGTGTAATAGCATTCATTAATAAGATACTTTTTTCTGCACAGGTTCCGACAGTGGTTGTCCATGTATTACAAGAGTCGGTACAGGCTAAGTCTGAGCATTTTGTTACCGTAAGTATACTCATATCTACTAGGTGTCGACTAAAACTTGACGGCCCAACATGTGATAACTTGTATTCAATGTCTAAGGTTCCTGGCACATATTATTTCGAGTATTCTACCGGTTTTATTCCTTCTGCTCCTCCATTTACAACATGGAGCGGTCTTCTTATTGTAGAACCTGACTCTGACTATGCCGAGCGTCTTCTTAAGAAGTGTGGTGGTACTGTTATGAAAGAGCCACGAGTTAATAAACTAAAAGAACTTGATGGTAAGAATGTAAAAGACGAAAATGGAAATGAGATATTGCAGTCATTTGGTTCTGAAGGTTGGATCTCAGGATTCTGGACCGCACCTGAGGACTGGACTGAGATGGCGGCGGGTCGCGAAGATATGAAACCTTATTCTAAATAATTACGAATAGTAACTTTTACTTTGTTCCAATATGTTGGAGGTGCATACATTAATGATTTATATATAAACCAGCCATTTTCTTTAGCATCAGCGAATTTTTTTGGTTTAATAGTTGTTGAAGAAACAAATATGAATTTTTGTTTAATTTTATCATACAAACAGGTTTTATATATATTGTATGTCTGATCATAAAAAGCAACTAGAACTTCAAAGTTTTCTAAGGGTCCAAACATTTTAGTTGATTTGTTTTTACTAGTAAGTTTAGGTAGTAAGTCATTTAGATTACTCTCAATACAAATCCATGTATTTGTTGATACATCTTCTGGTACTGGAATCTCTGTTAACACTAATGCTTCTTCTTTTGTAAGCATCAGAACATTAGTTTTCACGTAGCGGGGAATAATAGGGCCTGTATAAAACAGATACTGTCCTGGATATTCTGGTGGTGTTTTTGTATAAGCCATTGGTATTAGTATTGATATTATATTAGTTCAACTTTATAGGTAACATGGACGAATATGTAAATCTTCTTAAGTCTACGTGGTCTAACATATGTCCTGACTATGTCCATATCTCATCTGATAAGAAAAAGATGTTAGCAAAGATGGGAGAAAATTCTTTTGATGGTGGACGTACTTCGACCTGGCTTGCATCTATTACACCGACCTGGATATCTGTTAGAGCAAATAATCATACGGTGCATGTTGTTACGGACAGAGATGATATTATGGAAGATTTGGAAAAAGGTCTCAGTATTATGGCCTGGCTTACAGAGAAACCTTTGACATGGTATTGGTGGGACCATTCATGGGATCGTCATCTACCTGCTGGCATAGATCCTGGGCCCGAACATCTGAATGGAGGATGGGCTATTCCTGGTGTACCCGAAGTCCACGTCTATCGCAGAGAAGAGGCATTGAAGGTCATGATTCACGAGTCTATCCATGCACTTCTTTTGGATGTAAAACCAGCTCTGGTAGAACCTGTTCGTATTCGGTTTGAAACATTATTTGGACGCCAACTCTGGCCTCACTTGGGTGAATGCTATACAGAGCTTATGGCAGAACTCTTGTGGTCCGTTATCCAAGATGTTCCCTGGTCATCACAGAAACAGTGTTCTCGCAAACAGGCGGGACAAGTATGGGCACGTATCTATGATGCTACCGCAGATGAAAAAACGAATGTATTTGCATATTATATTTTGAAATGGGTCTTGATGCAGCACGAAGAGGTTTTCTTCGGGCCGAATCATTGTGTGACTCTTTGGTATGATTGGTTTATGGAATCGCTTCCTGAACTTGAGAAACTCCGACTTAAATACAAGGACTCGGAGTTTGAATCACTCAGTCTGGCTATGACCTGTATACAAGATTCTAAAGAGCATTAAAATTAACTTCAGGCATCTTTTCAGATGAATAATAAGGAACATGATTACTCGATGTCTTAGATACTATTGCAACAATCTTAAGATGTTGTTTCCTAGTTCTACCATGTCTCGTAT